TAAGGAGACCTTGGCCTGATCTGTCTTGCCACAGTAGATCACACTGATCGGAAGGGATTATGAAACCCTCGGCTAGTAAATTATAACCTGATAAATAACAAACGCAGCTAAAAAAGCGGTCATTACTGCAAAATGTAATCTATAAACTACCACTGGCTCAGTGATCCACTCTCTGAACCTGCTGGCCTTTGCCTCAATGTAAGATTGCCTGATAGCTTTGTCGGCATACTTGTTAGCCTCATTGATTAGCGATTTAACGTCCATCAGTGGCTCCCTAGAAGTAATCTGTCTAAGTGGTTAAGGTCTTGAAAAGAATCCATTACAAGCTCTTCCATACTAGGCTCAAGATACATGTATATCTGATGCCTGATCTCTTCAAGAAAATCTGGGGTATCCAAGATCGCCTCAAAGTCATCAAGGGCCTCAGAAAGATAAGCATCGCTATCCACATCTTTAGCGTTTCTCTCCGCAGCATCTCGGAACATAGCAGCAGCCATCCTAGATGTAGCATCCTCGCTGTAAACAGCTTCTAGGGCCACCAGACGCTTATCACTGACTGTGTGTGGGAATACATCGTCCATCCATGTCGGGTGAGTGATTAACCAGAGAGCTATAAGCCCATCTTTGGTTGCATCTGGCAGTTCCTGATAGCTACCCTCCCATAGTGGGGTTTCATCGCGTATAAGACCTACAGCGTCATTCAGTACCTTATAAGACATTAGCACACCCCCAGATTAATGCAGTCGCTGTATTCCATATTGCCGACAATACTTAACAAAATTAAAAGGGCCATAGATGCCACGAAGAAGACTCTGGCTTCCGCAATATCCTGAAGCTTTTTTTCCCGATCCTTAATTTCTTTTTTACAACATTGATTGATTTTCATATTATTCCCCTTAATTGATTGAGGTGTAACACTACAAGGTTATTGCCCAAAAGTAACCCTTTTGTATATATTATTATGGAATAAAGGATTTGTTCTTATAACTTTACATCTCACCTATGCGCCACTCCTGATCCTTGATCTGCTCCTTCAGTTCACGGGCAAACTGGATAACTTCCTCTCTGTCAAACTTAGGGGATGCCCTCCAAGCCAGACGCTCCATAGCTTTAACTCTGCGCTCCCCGTAGGTATCTGCCATCCACTGCCTGTAGCGTAGGACATAGTGCGCTTGCTTCATGCCCCAGAGGTTACAGCTAGGGCACTGGGGGTGGATGTTTTCCTCAAATAGCTTAAATACAGTCCTGCCTCTAGGGATAAAATGGCCGCCCTGCATGGACTTGTAGTGGTCTATCTTGCCGCAGGTAACGCACTGGCAGTATCCGTTATCATCGCTTGCCTTCAGACGTACAAGCCGCTGTAGGAGCTTTGCGGCCTTCTCTACCTCCTGAGCGACAGTAGTCTTTTTACGCTTCGGCATCTACTATATCCAAATATTTGTCGGTGAAGTCATAGCCAGATGCTTGCAGGAATGACTGTATATGCTCCAGCATCTCAGGAAGGGTGAGGTTGTGGCTTTGAACTGTATACTCTATGAGTACAGGGTGGTTTACAAATGGCGACTTGTAGGGGTAATTTGTAAACTTGTAAGCTGGCTCAGTCACCTTTAATCTCTCGCTCAATTAGAAAATCCACGTAGTGCTTAATCTTTCTGAGAGACTCTACCCCGCCCTTATCTTTCCAGCGAGTAATGTACTTAACCACGTTGCCCTCACAAAAATCCATCTCATTAGCCATTATGTACTCGATGGGCTGAATAGCTTTCTTTTTGTAGTGGTCGCCACCTACTTGATTTTCTAGTGCTTTCATTCGTAGTCCTCTTCTTCAAATATCTCAATCTCACAAGGCATCCCAATGTTGCAATGAGGGCAAATCCCGTAAGCATTGCCATCATTGCCAATCCAATACTCAAGACCGTTACCACACTTACAAAAAGACTTAGCAGCAGTGACTCCATTCTTGGGGAAATTAATAACATTACTCATCCTTTAAGCTCGGAACTACAGTCTTTCTGCTATGCTCGCCAGTATTGCAATGGTAGGTAATAGCATGTGCTGCCCTCCAACTTACATAACCACCCCTAGCCGCATAAGCATCAGCACCAGCCAGCGTTGGGTGCCTCTCAACTATCGCGCCTGAATTTTCGGCAGTTACTTGCTCTTGATGGTGGTAGTGACCTGTGTGGATATAGCAGTATTTAGCCTGTCCCCACATTGACCTGTATCTAGCGTCTGAGCTAAACACGGCAGGCAATGCGCCTATTTTCTTTTTATGCCCGTGGTGAAAGCCCAGCATTATCTCGCCATGCAGGTGCGCGTAGTACGGGAACTCGGTATCGTCTACCTCTAGCCTTGGGTTGTTTTTGTAGATAACCTTAGCTGCCTTTCTAAGCCACGCAGAGCCGCTTTCGTCATGGTTGCCCTCGCAGACTATTAGCTTTACAGCTTTATGCTTGGTTAACAGTATCTCAACGCATTGCATGGTCACTGACAACGCCATCTCGATCAGCTTACCGTAGCGCGTATCAGCATCTAGTACATGTTTAGATATCGGTGTAACTGGCAAAAGGCCATCCCAGTGCAGGAAGTCGCCTTGCAGGTTAAGTATCGCAAGCTCGCTATTGGGTGAGCCATCAGCCATTCTAGTAATTGCAGAAAGTGCCTCATGCTCTGCTATAGACATATCCCAGTCATCGCCAGTCTCAGCGGCCCAGCTATACATACCCAAGTGGAAATCCGTCAAGGTGTAAAGGGTAAGTAGCTCTGAGTCATGGCCCTTAGCAGCTTTGATCTTTGGGGCTGGCTTCCATTCGAATCCTTCTATAGCGTCTACAATTTGATCTCTGCTTAAACCTTTGGCTCTCTCCTGTATAACCCATTGCAAGGCTTGGGAGCCATCTTCTTTGTAAGCAGTAGATATTCGCTTTGCTTCAAAGCCCTCTGCGGTCTGGTGGGTTAGGTCTCTGTGTGGAGCTATGCCCTGAGTAGCTGCATACTTCTCCAACCTCCTGAGCATAACGTCGATAGTTCGCCTGCCGCATTTTAACTTCTTCGATGCCTTGTTTGCCGATCCAAACTCAATTACTGCGTCTAATACTTCGTGATGTCTTTCGGTAGTTGCGAATTCCTTTAATACCCTTGGGTCTATCTTACTCACTACGCCTCCTGCTGGGCTTGTAGCTCGGCATACTCGCTGTCTGCGGGTATTGATAACCGAATGCCCTGCTTGGTAGCCCAATGATAGACGTTATCAAGAAAGTGTACAAATTCGCCTTTTGTTAGCTTGCTGGTGCTTTTTACTTGCTCTGGGATGTGCTGGTTACCAATCGAGTAACTAGCAGTTCCTAAAAACCGCTTTTTTAACCACAGCTTCCATACCTCGGCAGGCTCTTCGTGATCAATCTTGTGGCCCTTGTCTGCCATTGAATTGGCTATCTCCCTGTACCAGATATGGGACATAGCGTTCTGGCTTAGGCTTCTAGGGTTTTGGTAAGGGTCTAATTTAACAACCATCGGAACTTCGTAGTCCCAGCCCTGCATCCGCTTTAGTATGAAGGGTAGCTTTTTTTCTAGCTCCTGACTGCTCTCAACTTTAACGTGATCGCCCTGTGTCACAGCTTCACCCGTAACCACTTAGCCATCAAGCGTTCTGAACTGTTTTCTAGCCTGCTGGCTGTCCTGACTCTTTCTCTCGCTGCCCGATCATAACCTAAGCTATTTTTCTGGAAAGCAAAAGTACCTTTTAAGTGTTTAGGCTCACAATATTGAGCACCATAAAGCCTGCCCTTAAGGGTGCTGTATTTAATCTCACTCTCATTTGACTCATTGCAAACCTTTACATACTCAGCAATCGTGTAGCACTTGCCGTTTTGCAGTATAGGATGCTCTCCCTTAAACTCGACTAACCTTTTTGCATTCTTGCTACGCATTCTTTAATTCTCCGTCATAATAAAATCCGAACTTGTCGAGATAATACTGTTTCATCGACATTTGATCTTCAGGGTTAAGCCAGCTTATGTCAGTCATCTGCATGTCAATAGACTTGGCCCTGATGCTTTCATTCTTGCCAGCCTTCTTAGCCATTGGAGAGCCTCCCTGATTCTGAGCCTTGGTTAACCACAGATTAACAAAGCGTTTAATACCGCTTTTTGTCTTTCTCTTTGTTGGGTTAGCATCGCACCAAGACTCCATTGCCATAAGTTCTTGGTGGACGTTGACTGCTGGAAAGGCTCTCTGCCAAGCGATTACATCTTTTTCTTCTGGCTGCCAATCTTCTTTGGTATTTAATAACATATTATTCCCCGAATGCTTGTTGATAAAGGTGAGTCTCAACCTTGTTGAAAAATGAATCCATAGACTCTAACTCATTGTATTTCTTTTTGCCCCCATCTTCTCGCTCAATAAGACCATCTGAGTTTTGCCCTTTTCTTTTGATCTGACAGGTATCCCAATAATCTGATTTCCTGCACCAGCCCATAAACTTGACATTAGCCGACAGCTTCTCTCCTTTAGGAATCAGAACACTAGCAAAAACGTAATAGTGACAAGGGTAATCCCTCTGGTACAGGTTGACGTGAGTATCGTAGCTTGGCAAACATTCAACAGTTCTTTGCTTGGCTTTTAGGTCAACAGTGGCCCTGCCTATCTTGAAGTCAAAATGATAGCTGGTAGCTGCTGTGTATTCATGCTCTAAAAAGCGATCACTTAAAGCGTCTTTAAAAAGCAGTTCAGCTAGGTTGCCAGCGTATTGACCTGAACCATTATCTAGCATCGTCTTGCCGTTAAATGCCTTGTTGGTCGCCATTGATATGGCTTTATCGTGGTGCGATTTATTAGGTATGACAATCATCTTTAATCCCCC